ACAGAAGAAACTTCTTGTAGGTTTCTTTGTTCCTGCAAAGAAGTTTTATGTGTAATCTTTTCTAATGCATCTTTAGCAAGAAGTTTTAATTTGGCTTTCTCTTCATCGATATTAGTCGTGTCAGACTTGATTCGTTCAATATCATTCTCTGCCTCGGAGACTTGGCGATTGAGTAAGGTGATTGATGAGTTCTTTGTAGAAAGTTCAATATTCTTGTCGGCAATTTTTTGTACAATCTCATTAATCTTAAAAAGTTTTTCTTGGAGTTTGGTAAGTGCTTGGTTGAGTTCATCAACCTTTCCGTTTTGAGTTGACAACTTCTCATTAAGATCTTTGATAATCGCCTGTTTGTATTGTTCTGTGATATCTTGATTACATGATGGACAAACATCGTGGTCTGCAAAGAATTGCACGTTGTGTTCACAAGTTTCGACTTTCTGTAGTAGTCGTTGTTGTAGCTGTCCTGCTTTTTCAAGATCTTCTTTGATTTTGTTTTCTTCTTGAGTCTGATCTTTAAGAGTTCTAATCTCTCCGACGATGACATCAACTTCTGACTGAGTTCGTGCAATTTCTTTAAGGCTGCTAGAGATTTTCTCTTGGATGGATCTAATACTATCTGCTTTCGCTTCCGAGATAGTTTTAATAATGCTAGTTTGTGCTTCGACTTTAGTCTTCGCACTAGCAATCTCATTTTCAATCCGTGTGATTTCTGCTTTGGTATCATTTACCTTTTCCTTCAATAACTGATTCATGGTAGAAAAGATACGAATGTCTAAGATATCTTCAATCACTTCTCTACGTTGAAGAGGGCTTAACTGCATAAATGGCACGAATGAAGCACTACCAAGAATAACAACTTGTGTAAATGTTTTGTAATTTAATTTAATTATCTGTTGCTCTAAAATTTTCTGGTAGTCACGTGCAGCAGCGTCTTGATTTAACAACTCACCATCTAGATAAATTTCAAATAGGTTTGGTTTGATACCTCTCTTGACAAGATATTCTTTACCATTGATTTCAAACTCAACCTCAACCAAACATTTCTTACCATTAATAGAGTTTACAAGTTGTCCCTTGTTGATGTTGCGAAATGGTTTTCCAAATAACGAAAAGCACAATGCGTCTAAGATTGTGCTCTTACCTTCACCATTCTTACCAATGATAAGAGTAGTGGTTGATTTGTTTAGTAATACCTTGTTCGGAGAATTACCAGTTGATAGGAAATTCTGCCAAGCGATTGAGCGGAAGGTTATCATTCACTTACCTTTACTAATGTTTTCTTTCCACGGTAACATCTGAAGATTTTCTTTAACAGCAATTTCTTCTGGTGGAATGTTATTATCAAATCCATATCGAATAGAGACAATATGATCTAAGTGGTAGATTCCAGCTTGACCAGCTAACCCTCTTGGATAATTGTTTGGGTTAATCTCTGTGTGATGCTCTTCGTATATTTTTCTAGTTAAAACATGCACTCTATTTGAGTATCTACGATATTCTGGAGTGCTTTCCTTTTTCAAGGTATTTCTATATTCTTCAGTTTGCATATAAGATTTATCAATGTTCTTACTACCGCAACTCTGAGAACAATATCTTTTAGTGTCAGATGGAGTGACCATAAAAGATGCTCCACAATACAAGCAACTTCGTTCTTCTTGTTTAACCTGCCATGGTCTTTCTTTCCCTTTCTTGCTGCCTTTTGGAACAGTGACCCCAAGTTTGGATCTCCATCGTTGGGCAGTAGCAGTTCCTATACCAAGAACTTTAGATATTTCTACTAAAGTCTTAGATGGATTAGTTAAAATCAAAAGTTGTTCTTCTGTTAGTTTATGGAATTTCATAAATCCTCCTAATTTTATTTAGGAGTTTTCATTTTTCTATTGTGGGTTATTAAATACAATCATTAAATAAACCCAGCTTCAGTTTGTGGAGGTGCTGGTGGCTCGGCATCAGAGTAGCGATATACATACTCTGGTTCTTTCGGTACAGTGTATGGGAAAGTCACTGGTACTCGTGATTCTCTACAGGTATAGTATGATTTGAATGGTTCACCTGTATCATAGGACTTAGCCCACTCCCAAAACACTTTACCATCGATGTCGTAGCATTCACCAGTGGCTTTATCCTTGAATACATGGGATGCTCGCTTGTTCTGATAAACATCATGCCCAGTATCGCTCCACTCCCAGTCTTCACCAGTTAATGGAGCGATCGGTTCAAACTTCGCTAGTCTTGAAAATAGATTAATAGCATATGGTGCAGAAGAGCCAGAGTGCCCCTCACCTTCAAAAACTTCCAACAATTTCAGAACATGTTCACAAATCATCCCCTGCATCTCATCAGTGAATTCTCCGTTTTCGTTTACCCAACCTGCTGCTCGGAATTCTTCACGAGCGTGTTTTTCATAATTATTCATTTAGCCTTCCATTTCACACCCATAATCTTATAGAGATATCTTCTAAAGATACTAGGTTTATTTTTAGACATCACTGTTAGTGGTTTCTGATCAATGTCAATACAGAACGATGGTTCAATATTACTAATTGATGCCCAAGTGACTCCTGTACCACCAGCCAGTAAAACTGTTCCATTGCCACCAGTCATCCACTCCATGCGCTTTTGTTCATCATATGCATTGCATACAGCAAAATCTAAATCCAGTGGAATCTGTTCTGTCAATGGAAAGAAATACTCGATCTCAAGTTGGTGCATTTTATACCTCGATATTTACTGCTTCTGTGTAGAGTGAGCGCATGTAGGTTTTAACTTGTTCTTTATCAACATCCGTTTCAATCGATTCAATGTAATGATCAAGTACAGATAACGTATCTTCAAGGTTAATTTCTTCACCAACCTCACCATCTTGAAACTCTGATAAATCTTCGATGATTTTAATATCATGTGCGCCTTTATTATATAACTTCTGTATAAATTTATCAAACTTATAAAAATCAGTTTTATTCACAACAACTAATTTTAAATATTTGTCCTTCAGATCATATGCATCTAGATTAATGGGGTCTTGTTCTTTGTCATTGTATTCGAGTCTGGTATACATAGTATAATTATTTCTGACAAACTCCAACTGTCTGGTGCTAAGATCAAACAAGTGAAACCCTCTGGGATCATTGTAGTCCTGCCAAGTAAGTTCATATGGGTTTCCGAGGTAATAGATATGCCCATCATCACTACGGTGATGATAATGCCCGCTGAAAACCATATCAAACTTTTCAAATGTTTCTTTAGAAAGTCCTTCATGTGATTCTGCACCCCTGTACATAGCAAAGCCAGCAATTTCAAAATGTCCCATACAAATTTCGGCTTTAGTATTTTTTATATGGTCAAGACTTTCTTGATAGTTATCTGGACAAATCCATGGCATCATGCATATGTCAACACCATCAACATTGATATCTATTGAAGAATCAATAACATTGATATTATTGTATTCTTTTAGTAATAAATTTGGAGAATTTACGGTATTAGTATTCTTATAGTAAGTGTCATGGTTACCAGCAAGCATATGAACAGAAATGCCTCGAGCATAAAGTTTGTCAAAGAACATTTCTTTGGCTCGTTGGAGTGCATAGAAGTTAACATACTTACGACGATCGAAAGTATCCCCAAGGATAAGAACAGTCCTAATACCCTGCTCATCAATTGTAGGAAAGAAAGTATTGTCATAGAATTTTTGGAAGAAATCTAAGAAAGCAATACTATCATTTCGTGCACCAAAGTGCTGATCAGTGATAATTGCTACCCTCAAATAAAACCTACCTTTCTATTGATGGAAGAATTCTTGTTCTGCTCAATACGTTCATTGAACACTTCTGCGATGCTGTACTTTTGTGTTTCCTTTCCACGTCCACGAACTGGAAGAGTTACACCAAGTTTATTCGCAAGAGTATTAGCTTGTTGCACATCTAGTGCTTCGAATGTCACAATATCAAAACATCTACCTGGACGAACCAATGCACTATCAATATCACGGATGCTTGGAAGATTGGTAGAGAAAATCATTTTCTTACCTTTAGTAGTCACAAGACCATCACCAACATTAAGGAAACGATGCATCATTGTATTACCATCGCTACGTGATTTTAAAAATGCATCACTGTCTTCAAGAACAAGAACTTCTGCATCATCTTCAATAAATCGTGCAAAGAAACCATCTTTATCAAGCAAGTTTGTATCGTAAGTAACGATAGCAGAACAGCTACGGTGAGCCAATAGACCACGAATAAAAGTAGTTTTACCTGTTCCTGGAGGACCAATCAACAACAGAATGTTTGCTGATGAATTCATGTAGCGTTCATAGTAACTCTCAAGAGATTCACCATTAAGAAATGGATACATCTCTGCAATAGGTAAACGATCACGATTCAGCGGTACATTAACAGAAGAACCATCACTATTGTA